CACCCGTAAAATGTGTTTATCTGGTAGACTATCAACAGTAATAACAAACGTGAGGTCGAAACAATGATTCTAGCCCGACCGAAGGCCAGACTTTTGGTGACTCAGGTTGCCAAGCGCAAAGACGTGTCACCAAAGGAAGGCGAAAAAAAGTATGGGGAGGTAAAGTTTGCTGATTCGGTAAACAAGAAATACCCCCTAGATACCGAGGCGCATGTTAGAGCGGCGTGGTCATACATCAATATGCCAAAAAATGCCGCTAAATACTCTGCCAGCGATTTGAAAACCATAAAGGGACGAATCAAGGCAGCTATGGGGCGTCATAGTATTAAGATTTCTGACGGGGAGAAGCAAGCCTATGAAGCGTTGAACTATAGTACCGATCTTCCTGTTACCCAGGATCACTATCACATAGAGGGATCGATTGAAGAGCACCTATCCAAGATTTGTGCCGCTTTCTGTAATTGGAAGAAAGAACACCAACCTGAATTCGACAGTCGTTGTGGTGAGTATTACTGGGCAGCGATTCTCGGGGTACTTGACGAGAGTATCATATTCTACGTAGACAACTACTCCAAGGGAATCGAGTATTACGAGGTTGGTTACACTACCGATACAAACGGAGAGGTGGCCATATCCGGCGACGTTGAGGAATGTGATGTTAAGTTGGTTATGACTAAACTAGACATTTCTGAAGAGGACGCCGAAGACAAAGAGGAGCAAAACGCAATGGCACAGAAACAAGACAAAGTAGCTGATGGGAACGTCATCGCTGCTGCGGCTGCCGCTCCGGTTCCTGCTGGTTTCGGAGTCCCCGTGGTCACCGAAACAGGCAAGGGCACTGAAGCCAATTCTGCCGGGTCTAGTGTAGAGGATATTAGTGACGCCAGCGTTACTAAACCTGTCACATTCTCAGATGAAAATGGCGCGAGCGCCGCCGCTGCCGATGGCAGCGAAGAAACGGACGTTGAAGAGGAGTTGGCAAAGACCAAGGCCGGTTACAAGGGTATGGACCCAGGTAAAGACGGAACTCCTAAAGAATTCCCGGAAAAGCAGACCATCGAAGTTCCTGGAATCGCTGATATTAAGGATGATGCCCCGGTAGTGTATCCCACTCGTCAGTCTGTTCAAGGTATGCCCTATGACCTTGGCGGGATGAGCATGTGTCATATTCAGTCCGTCAAGAAAAGTGCAGACGGTAAGACAATGACCATTCAGGGAATTGCCACCCGAGGTGACATAGTTAATCAGAGTGGTCAGGTTTATCCACTTTCCGTATGGGAAGCTAACTTGGCCAAGATGAATGAGCTGGCGTCTCAGGGTAAGTTCCTTGGAAAGCTGGAACATCCCGTTCAGGATCAAGGACTTGTTGACACCGCTATCAAGTGGGATAAATTCTGGCTGCAGGGCGCTGACCTGTGGTTTGATGCAACTGTCGTTCCTACCGAGCCTCATGGCAAAAATCTTCAGGCTTTGCTCGAAGCCAAGGTTCAGGTTGACATGAGCACTCGTGGATATGGGACTTTCAAAGTTCAAGATTGGCGGGGAGTCGAGCGACCCGTTATGCAGGATGACTTTATCTGCACTGCAATTGATGCGGTGTGGCAGGGAGCATCCACTGGATCTGGCGTAAAAGCCGTCAGTTACCAGAGTACCCTAAAAGAAGGAGAAACAGTTACCGTGGACAAGATTCAAACAAAAGCTGCTGAGATCAGAGCTAAGGCCGAGATCAAACAAACCAGGGATGCTCTGCTCGCTGACGCCGGACTGAATGACATCGGTATGAAGGCTTACGCACAGGCATTGAATTCCGCCGCTACTATTGAAGACCTCATTGAAAAGTGTGAGGTTCTTCTGCCGAGTCTGCAGGCCGTCTTCGGCGCAAAGACCGAGGAAGTCACGCAGTCTAGCACTTATCAGCCTACGTTCTTCGTTAAGGCGACTCAGGAAGAGTCCGCCCCGCAGAATGTTGGCGAGTTGCTTGACAGACTGTGCGCTGATCTTCCAGATCATTATCCGGGCCAGACCGCCATAAACACACATATCCCTAATCATTTCCGGAGCCCCCGAGAGGCTTGCAAGCGGGTAATGATTAACGTGGCCCGCGAACAGCAGGGATCATTTAGTGGCAGAGACGCCGCGCTAGGTCTTCTCGCGCTTGAGCAGGGCAAGATTGATCGCGCCGCCGACATTCTCACTCAGAGTATTAACGCTACTGGTGGAACCACTGCCGACGGAAACGCGATGCCGGGTGGCGCTCCTTTGAGCAACTACCTGATCTTCCCGTTAATCCGCAGGGTGTACCCTCAGTACATCATGAACGAGATCGCCAGCATTCAGCCGATGGACAGGCCGGAAGGAAAAATCTTCTTCCTGGATCACTATCGAGCGAGTGATTCTCCCGCGACTCTCAGAGTTGACCTGAATACTTCGGCCAATCCGTTCAACAGTTCCTATTCGGACAACGCGACTGAAGGCGCTGCGGCTAATTACATTCGACTCAAATTGTCGAGTCAGACCATCACCGCCCACACTAAGAAACTGGGAGCTGACTGGAGCATCGAAGAGATGCAGGACCTCCGAGCTTATCATGGTTTGGACGCTGCGCAGGAGCTTCTTGGCGGCATCGCCCGTGAGATGGCTCTTGAATGGAACAAGGAAGTTCTGGATGATATGCTTGCGCAGGCGACGGCTTCGGCTCGAACCTTCGGACAAGTCATGCCCGCCAGTTTCAGCACCACTCAGAAGGACTGGGACGAGTATATTTGGGTATACATCCAGGCCCTCGATAACGACATCTTTAGCAAGAGGAATGGCCCTATGACTCACATCATCGCTGGTGTGGACGCGGCCCTTGCTCTGGCGAAGTCTATGAGAGGCACATTCACCATCGGCGGTCCCGAGGGGAATGCCTCTGAACTTGAGATGTATCCGGGAACCTCGTTCTTCGGGACCCTTCGGACTCCGAACGGGAGTGCCTACAAGGTATTCAAGACCAACTTCTGGGGCACGGGAACTACTAATGGTAGCAAAATCCTTGGTCTCCGGAGAGGTTCAGAGTGGTCGGACACCCCGTATATCTTCGCCCCCTACACGGATTATGTCACTCCTATGCTCACCGATCCGGCTGACTTCAGCCAGAAGCAGGGTATCATTTCCAGGGCAGCCAAGAAGGTTGTTGTCCCCGACGCTATCGGTTATCTAACCGTATCTGCCGGACAGGGCGTAGTTCTCTAGGCTAGAACAGAACCCTAATTAGTTGATCTAAAAGTCTCCACGGAAAACATTTTTCTGTGGAGACTTGCTTTTTTATATAATATGTGCTATAGTATAGGTATGAAGGGTAAATACGTTACAGATCAACAAATTGAACGCATTAAACAGGCTGCGTTGGATGGCACTACTATGAAGGACCTGTCTGCTGAACAAGACCGAAAATACCAAGTTTATCAGAAATTCCTCGCAGACCTCGACAGTTCCCCCTAAACATGCTATAATATAGTATGAGCAACGTGTATGTCTATAATGCTGGAAACGCCCCAGCACATTACGGGTCTAGTTTGATTATCCCGGCACGTGGTTACGCGGTAGTATCTTCAGAGGATGCGGAACAACTAAGAGATGGACTTCCCATACAAGTTGAGGGCGACCCCGATTTTGTTCCGCTCTGGAAACAATGTAAGGAGAAAATGTCATGAGTGTCGTAAGTTCTATTCCGGAAGTAACTCAGTGGCTTGGTAAAGCAACCACTAAACTTGAGGGGTTTATTAAAGGCGGTGACGCTGTAAACGCTGTAGCACTGACTGTTGACATACAAGCAGTTGTTACCAGTTACCTTAATGTAACAAAGAGCTTCATCCCCAGTGCTACCACTCCATTCCCCAAGAATATGCTTTCCAGACTTTCTTGGGTTCTGCGGAACGCATCGTGGCTCACTATAATTACCACATTGATCTGCGGAGTCAATCCATTTACCGAAGCTAAAATGGAGGCTACTGCTGTAGCCGCTAAGTGGGGATTTTAATGGACACGGTAACAAAGATAGATGATGCTTCCATTCGAGTTGTCTCT